TTCCATTATCAGCACCAAAATAACCAACTCTCTGCCTTAAGTTTGTTTTTGGCGTAGCAGGAATAAAAGTATTTAAAACAAGTAAAGATTTTCCTGGTTGATATGAAAATGTTTTAGTGGTTTCTCTAATAACTGAATCACCACTTGTAGTTCCAATACCTATATTGATTAATCCTTGAGTTGTTACAAAACCAACAGTAGAACCAGTTCCTACAATCAAACTTTCCCAAAGATTATTGTCTCTATATCTGTGAGATGAGTCAAATAATGTAAGAGGATTTGATACTCTTGTTCTTCCGAAAGCATCTGGATTTACACTTACTGGAAATCTATTGAGATTATCAACGATTTTTCCGTCTCTAGTTGCAGCACCAAAAATCTCAAAAAGACTTCTCTCTTGGTTTAAATAATCTTGAGTTTGAATATTCCACTGAGCCATTATTAATCAGTCCAAGTTAATCTTTCTGGTTGATATCTTTTTGCGTTTTTAATATTTAAATTATTTTCTATTACTGGATAAATTTGGTGAACAACTGCTCCAGGATACTCAGATTGAAGTTGCTCACCAAGTTCTTGCTTAGATGGAATGCCACTTTGAGAAACTAATTCCATTCTATAAAGACTTCCTTTCCACAAAACATCTGCAGAATATTCTTCACCAACTTGCTGTTGTTCTGGTTGGTTTGAACCAATATAAAGATTTCCGTTAAAGTCTCCGGAAATATTTACTGATTCTGAGATGAATTGTTTATATGACTTCATTCTTCCTCTTCGTGGTTTCCAAACATTGAATTTGCTACGGCAGGACGAAACTCATCAATCTTTTCAGAAGATTTTGCGAATAAAAGTTCTTTGATTTTATCGCTGATTTGTGAGGGAGGTTCATCCGAAACAATCATATCTAGCAAATCGTCCATTTTTTATAACCCAAATTAATAACTGTCTTTATTTATATCTCACCACCCTTGGGCATTTGAATTGCCTTTGTGTCAAATTGAGTTGCTGCTTCGTCGGAGGCTAAATCTGGTTCCATTACTGGTTGACCTAAATCCATTCCAGCAGTTTCTGGTCCAAGAGGCATTCCAGTTTGTGGGTCTACTGGTGCATTGGGATCGGGAATAATACCGTCTTTAATTTCCTGTTCAATCAATTTATCTTGCTCAAGGATTTCAACATCAGTTTGGCGAAGAATCTTACGTCTTACGTAGTCTTGTGAGAAGTATTTTCCAATATATGGTTCGGCAACTTGAACCATATTTAATCTTTCATTCAATAGCTCTGCATCTTTTAGTTCTGCAAAGTGATTATCATATAAGAAATCATATTGGATATGCTCATCCATTTTGCTCCAATCTTCCGGAGTAATAACGTTCTTAAGAATCAATTGTGTTCTCAACATATCACTAAACATATGTGAGAATCTTTTTCTCAGTCTGGAAACAAACTTACTAAACTTAACTTCATCTCTAAGAATTTCTGAAGAGCGACCAAGATTAAATCCACCTTCACCATCCATTCTTGATGGGGGAACGTTTAGAGAACGATAAAGTTTTTTCTGGAAGTAATTGATATCGGTAATTTCTCCTAAGTTTTGTCCACCAGGAAGAGTGGTAATTTCAGTACCTCTTCCACCCTCTCTGCGCGGAAGCCAAAAATCTTCAAGCATTGCCATAAACTTTTTATCATCGCGGATTTCTCCGGTTGATGCATCATAAACAAGTTTGTTGCGATAGCGAGACATCACATCACGGAGATATTGTTCTGCCTTTACCTTAGGAAGATTACCTACATCGATGTAGAAAATTCTACGTTCTGGGGCACGAGACAATCTGTAAATAACCAGCGAGTCCTCAATCATTCTAAGTTGATTGAGCGACTTAATTGCCTTATGCAAATAAGAAAGTGTTGACCCCTTATTTCTATCTACTAAACCTGAAGTGCAATATGTAATGGAATCTTTTGTCATTTTGATTCCTGCATTTGACCCACCCAAACTTCCTGGTGAGGGAGTTCCTGTTGGATAAGTCATTTTTGGTTCATATACAAAATATTCATCAATTTCTGGGAACTGATAATCCATAGGATTATCGACCATTCTATTTGTGACTTTATACTTATCCGATTCTTTTTTAACTGCCTGCCTTACATAACGAATCTTCATTGCATCAATGTATCTCAATTCCTGAATTCCATCTTCAGGTCTCTTGAGATCGATTACTTTATGGTAAAAAAGTCTTCCGTCAATATACCAATTTCTATAAATTTCGTGCGCTTTTTTATCAAAATCTAACAATTCTAAGATATATTTAAATTCTTCTCTTATTTTATTTTTAATACCATCACTAGCATTAAGATTGTCCAAATCAATTTGAACCGGACTATCGTTGGTATCAGATACGATTGCTTCATTTACAATATCTTCAATCGCACTGTCACACTCTGGGTGAAGTGCCATCTCGCGGTATCTTTTGATAAGATCAAATTCTGTTCTATAGACACCTTCAATATCTACATATGAACCAAAAAATCCACTGGTCAAATAATGGTCAACCCCGTCCTCCTTGTTAGGTGGAACGGGGGAAACCGAAGTTTTTGATAATTCACCATTATCATCAATTGAAAAACCAAATAGTTTTGCCATAATTTATTTTTAAACTTACCTGTTGAATAATAGTATTTATTATTCTCCCAACTCGCCTCTTTGAGCAGGTGTCCAGTATTGAACTTGGAAAGAAACAGTAAACTCTTCAAGTACGTTTGAAGAATCGTAACTCAAATCAATTGCACTAATGGATGTTGGGAAAATATCATGGAACTTATAAATTGTTTCCTGAGAAACAGCTGCATTATTTGTATTCAAACCCTGACCAGTTCCAGCATCAGCACCCGTAGTTCTAATATTTGCGGGAAGTCTGGTCAATTGCTTAACATAAGCATCTACCATGTAGCTGTTGGGTTCAGTTGCTCCACTTGAATCTTGATATTGTGCAATGTAATTCATCCAATCTTCAAAGACTCTTCTGATGCTGAAGCTTTCGTCATTGATAACGGTTACTGACCACTCATCAAATGTTCTGTCACCAGCAACTTTAAAGTTTCTTCCCCTAAAGGGAACATCAATCATTCCGATGTTTGATGCTGGAAGTTGTGAAGCCTTGCACAGAATTTCAAAGGTTTCTCCGAGAGTTCCACCTCCAGGAATAGCACCAGGAATGCGAACTTCAAATAGATTGGGGCGGGCCCCGCCGCCAATCAGTGTTGATTTAAATTTTTGGATAGTTGATTCTGCCATTGTTAGTTCCTCCTTTTTTGTGTTTTAATTAAATCAAACAGTTCCAACAACTTCTTCAAATGCAACCCCAGTTCTAGTTGCAACAAATGTTAGAGTTACGTAGTTGATAGACTTGGCAGGCTTCAGGAAGATGTCAGCTCTAAACTCATTGTTGTCAATAACATCTGGTGTGTTATTTGAAGCATCACAAACAACTAGGAATCCATACAGACCACGTTTTGCCTGAACATCACGGAGGTATGGTTCAACAATGTTTCTGAAGTTCGCTCTTGTAATCTCATCGTTCAGTTCGAAGAGTTGAGCTTCTGCTGGTTTTCTTAGAGCTTGCTCGACAGTTAAGAATAGACGACGAACGTTAATTCTATCAAATGCCGATGCATATCCTAGGGCAGTCTTATCACCAAAGAGAAGAATACCTAATCCAGGTTGAGCAACAATTGCATTAATTCTTTGTGGATAAAGTTGATCTCTTTGTGCCTTATTTGGACTGTATGCAAGTTTAATTGCATTATTTAAGATTCCTCTTTGCTGGCCAGCAGGTGAGAACCAAGGATATGCTTGGATACTGGTTCTTACACATAGTCCAGCAACGTCTCCATTGGTTGGGATGTAGCGGAACTTATTGTTGAATCTATCAAAGGTGTACTTATATCCAGTATCAAATACTGCATATGAAGATGATGGGAGGAACGAGTAGAAGGCGATGATATTATCAGTAATTTGGTCTGCAGTTAGATACTGTCTAAGTCCAGTTCCAAATTCTGGTTCTGATACAACGTCTCCTCTATGTGGAGAAAGTGTTGCGATGCAATCCTTTCTGCTTTCTGCGATAGAAATTAGGTGTGCTGCCTTTGCTTGAGATTCAAACTTATCTGCAAGTCCGGGACCCATTAGTAAGTAATCAACTTCAATTTCATCTCTGTTTGCAAACAGATCGTAAGAAGTAATAAGATCTCCAAGTTCTGCAGTCATTGTTCCAGTTTCACCTGGTTCTGCATCAGGATCTCCATAATCCTTACCACCCTGCAATACATACTGAGCATTACCAATTGCGCTGAAAGTTTTATCTTGCGATACTTCATTCCAAAGTCCTTCTGCTACAGTGTTTGTAGTGAATAACTCTGAGAATCCTGTTTGGAATACCTCTTCATTGTTTTCATTGTCGGAAGGATTATCTCCCGCATAGATGTATTGTGAGAACTGGGCAAGGTACTCTTTATACCAAATTCTTGTTCCTGGATTTACAGCAGAAATTGCGTCGGTTGCCTTAGAAAGGTTGAGGAACTTTTCTAGAAGATTACCCTGAATTCCAGTAACGTCTCCAGTATCGTCAATAACTGCAACGTGAATACAATCATTCTTACCATTTCTATCCAAAACGTATCTATTGGTGATTGGTTTTGGTGCAATGGATCTCCAGAAAATATCAGCATTAACTAGATCTAGTTTTTGCTCATCATACCAATCCTTAACAAGACTTCCTCCAATTGGAAGTGTGTATGAAGTAACTAAACCAACTGAATCGTCGATGAAATTAACAGTTGTAATTCCACTTGAAGCAGAAGATGGTCTAATGGAGAATGCTCTGTTCTTTGCTTTATATGTAATATGTTCGTCTGCAGTTGTTGAAATTGCAACCCTGGAGACAATCTTTACATCAACAGAATCATCTCTTACTCCAGTTACAATACCTTTAATGTAACCGGTGAATGAAGTATTGACACCTGTTGGTAAAGTATAAGTTACATTTTCTAGAGAAACAGTAACTCCAAGACCAACTCCATTATCAGTTCTTGCAGCGAGAGTATTAAATGCTGCCGAGTTAATGCTAATGATTTGGTCTGCTTTATCATCAATAATACAAACCTTTAGATTATTTGACCAAGAACCTGGGTTCTTAGCGGCAAACATATATCC